TACAGCTGAAGAAGAGGCAGCTAGAGACGCTGAAGAAAAAGCATGGGAAGATGCAGCCCCTGCTAGAGCTTTAGCTGACCTTAGAGCTAAAAGAAATAGACTTCTTGCTGAGACTGATTACTTAGCTTTATCTGACAATACTCTATCTGATGATATGAAAACATATCGTAAAGATCTTAGAGACTTGCCTGCAGGTAAAGATACTGTTGCTAAATGTGAAAACGCTACGTGGCCAACTAAACCATAATAATGGCTAAGAAGTTTAAGGCATACGTTGAAAGACCTAAACCTAAAAAACGACCACGGGTACACAAAAAATCAAAAAACAAAGACGAGAAAAGATCGTTTAAAAAATATAATAGACAGGGGAGATAATGGTAACAACACCAGATGATACAGCCTTACAGAAAGGTACATTAACACCTGCTCAAAAAGAGCAAACAAGCAGTGCTAAAGCTGTAAGTTTGATTGAAAGTTTAGCAGCAGGCACACCTAGTTTACCTACGGGTACAACTATATCGCCACAACTACAAAATGTGGCAACTACAGAATTAATGGCAACTCCAGGTGTTACTGGAACTTTAGCTGCTGCTGTACCTACGGCTCCAACTGCTCCAACTATTGCTACCCCTACAGCAGTAACTGGAACTTCAGCAGTTGCTCCTACAGCACAAGCTGCTGCACAAATGACACCTGCAACTGTTGCTGGACAAACTCCTACAATGACTGCTGCACAGGGTACTTTATCTGCTCCTATGCAAGCTGCAATGGGAACTATTACATCTGATGCTACAGTAAAAGGACAATTAGAAAGTTTACAAAATGAAGTATCAACAGCACTAGCATCTGGTAATCCTTTACCAGTGTGGGCTAGAGGTGCTGCTAAAGCTACTGAAGCTGCAATGGCTAATAGAGGACTAAGTGCTAGTTCAATGGCTGCTGAAGCATTAGCTGAAGGTATCATGAATTCTGCTGTGCCAATAGCTGCTGCAGATGCTGCTACTTATAAGCAGATGATATTTCAAAACTTGTCTAACAATCAACAAGCTAATATTACAAATGCAAAATCATATCTACAAATGGATATGGCTAATCTGTCTAATCAACAGCAAGCTAATTTACAAAATATAAATACTAGACAAACATTTTTATTATCTGATCAAGCTGCTTCTAATGCTGCATTTCAGTTTAATGCTACTAGTCAGAATCAAGTAAATCAATTCTACGATAAATTATCTACATCTATAGCAGATGCAAATGCTGGTAGAATAGATGCAATGAAAAAATTTGCAGAAGCAGAGAAAGCAAAAGTAAATGCACTAAATGCACAAAATACTATTGCAGTTAATGAAGCTAATGCAAAAAGAGAAGATGTAGTAAACAGATTTAATTCACAGTTAGAAAATCAAAGACAGCAGTTTAATGTTGCAAATCAAAAAGAGATAGATCAATCTAATGTAGTTTGGAGAAGAGCTGTTAATACAGCTAATACAGCTGCAGTAAATGCTTCAAACCAAGTTAATGCACAGAATGTATTAAACCTATCTAACTGGGCTTTATCATCACTATGGCAACAATGGAGAGATGAAGCATCATGGGTAAATACTTCTTCAGAGAATCAAAATAATAGAAATCATAATTTAGCAATGGCTGCTCTTGAAAGATCTACAGCTTTTGAATTACAAGACCAAGCATCTAAAGATGCCTTATATCAATTGATAGGTAAGTTTGGTTTTGATTTATTAGGGAGTTAATATAAATGAGTATAGGAAGTTTTTTTAGAGATAAAATATCAAGTGTTGGTGCAAAACTAGGTGGTGCAATTGGTGGATCTATTTTTGGACCTACAGGTGCAGTAGTAGGGGCAGAAATAGGTGGAAAAGCAGGTAGTCTATTTGAAAAAAAAGAAGGTGATAGTAAATTTGAATTAGTTAATACAGCAATAGCACCCCCTAGATTTAGTAAAATGTTAGGAACTAGTGCTGCAGGTATGGCTAAAAGAGCATCAATGTCATCTATAAAAACAGTTGATGCAGATACGTTAAATGCTGAATGGCAATACAGATTAAATAGATATTTAGTAACAAAAAAATATTATAAAGTATAAGAGGAATATATGGACCAATACAAAGAGGGAATAGGTAATCCATTTGATGCACCTGTTCCTGGACAATCACTAACAGATACCCCTGGTAATTATCCTTGGGAACACCCACCACTATATACAGATACAGGTGAAGCTGCTGATTATGTTTGGGAAAGATTACACAAACCAGAATTTGCAGAACAAATTATAGCTATGTTAGATGCTGGTGTACCTGTAGAGGCTATAGGTAGAGTCATTGTATTTGGTGGATTCTTAGAAGGTAAATTTACTCCAGATGTAGCTTTTATTATTACAGAACCAGTATTACAAATGATAGTTGCAATGGGTATAAAAGGTGGTGTTAAAAAATTTAGATTATCATTATCTGATATTACTAATAATAAACAAATGGCATCTATAGTTAGATTAAAAGAACAAGGTAAAGAGTTTGATAAAATTGCTAAAGGTATAAAGCAAGATGTTAAAAAAGTAGAAAGTAAAGGTTTAATGGCTAAACCAGAAAATGAACAGGAGGCTGAATAATGGCAATAGATTTTGGAAGAGCAGCTAGAGGTGTAGCTACAGGATACTTACAAGCTAAAGTAAGAAACACAGAAGCTAATGATCAACTTAAAGCAAATATATTAGAAAGAGCTGGTGCTAATTATTTTAACGAAGTTTTACCTGAAGTAACTACAATGGAAAAAAATAGAAAAAATTCATATGATAGAATAGCAACTGAGTTTGGTGGGAATGCTGCAGAACTTGCTGACATTAATAATATTATAACTGGTGATGGTAAAGGTTATGATAATTTTAAAAATTTAATGAAAACAAATAATTTAAATAGAGAAAAATTAGATGCTGTAACATTTGAAGGTGATTACAATACAAGATTTAATACAAGAGGAATGGACTTCCAAGAAAAATATCAAGGTATATTTGATCAAATAGGTATTAAACAATCTGGTGGTTTAGGTCCATATACTGTAGAGAGTCAGTTAAAAGAAGAAACTCCTACAGCTATGACTAAAGATCAAATGACAGATACTGTAACACCAATCCAACCAGTTCAACCTAATTTTGCTAGCACTCAATTAGAGGAGTATTTGACATCAGCTGGCACAGTGTCGCTATTACCCGAAACTGAGTTTGCAAAAGTTGCATCTGGTTTTAGAAGTTTTCAAAATTCTATTATTTTTAGAGATGATGGTAGTGTTCAATTTCAATTTAAAGGAACAAAAGATGTAGAGTACAATGCATTAAGAGCTAAAGCAAATGATATAGCAAAAACTGATAAATATACTACAAAAGATGGTAAAGTTAATGTTGGTGCAGCGGTAGAAGAAGCAAACTTTGAGTTAAAAAAACAAACACAAGATCATATTGGTAATAATATTGTGCAGGGATATTCTTTTATATCACAAGATAAAGCAACACCTGGTGGTGCGTTATATACTTCACAAGGTTTTTCTCAAGATTTTAATGAATCTTATCAAACTGCTGATGATAAACTTGATTACATTGATAATCATATGGAAACATTAGGTAGTTATAGTGAACAAAAATACTATGCACAAAGTTTTCCATTAGGAGTAAAAATTACTGTAAATGGAAAAGAAGTTGAAGTAAGAGATTATTTATTATCTAATTTCTAGTAACATGTATAAACTTTCAAAAGGTGATTTAGCTGTAAATAGATCTACCTACACTAATGAAATTGCAGGATTATCTAAAGAAGATTTAAAAAAAAATAGAAACAAATTTTTTTCTAATAATGAAACTACAGTACCTGATGAAAATATAAAAAATGTAATACCTGTTCAGTACAATAGTGATGGCTCTTTAAAGTATACATTTGATAATATATATGAAAATAAACAATTAGTATCAATAGCAAAAGATTATTATTCAAATAGAGATAACGAAGTTTATAGTAATAAACAAGCTGTAGATAAATTTATATCTGATAGAACTTGGAATCAAGCTAATACATTTGCTATGGGTAAGGAATTTTTATATGTGACAGGTAATAATATTACTAATGATCAAAAAGCAAGATTATCATATTTAACTAGATACTGGGATGAATTACCTAACTTTTATGAAGAAGGTGGTAGAGGTGCATCGGGTTTTTTTGCAAATTTAGGTGTAGGTATACTAGACCCATTAAATATTGTTGGTGCAGGTGCTGGTGGTATTGTAAGTAAAGGTGTTCTTAAAAAAGCTGGTAAAGAAGTTATTAAATCTCAAGTAAAAAAGGGAGTTAAGAAAAAAACTATTGCTAAAGAAATTTTAAATAGCCCAGAACAATTGGCAGAATTATCTGCTAAAGCAAATAAAGAAGCATTAATAAAAGGATCTGCATCTTTAGCAGCAGTAGAGGGAGTAGGTTTTGGTACTATTGATATAGCTAATCAATTAGTAGAAAAAGAAATAGATTTAAGAACAAGGTTAGATCCAGTAAGAACTGGAACTATAGCTGTAAGTGCAACAGGTTTAGGATTTTTTGTAGGTGTTGGTGGTGGATATTTAAGCAGTAAAGTTGCTAATTTAAGACTTGCAAAAAATAATAATTTACCCACAGAAAATTTAAAAAAACATTCTAAAAAACAACCTAATAATACTAATAAATCTGAAGGTAAAAATTCAGAAATAGGTTCTTGGACTAGGGCAGGTAGCACTGTTAGATCTAATTTAGCAGATCAATGGGATTTTATAAAAGTATTACAGGAAGAAATGACTGGGGTAAAAGGTGATGTAACACAGTTAAGAAAATTATATAAGTCAGGTGATTTTAAAGTTGATCCTATATTACAACCATATTTTCAATTAAGAATGTTAGCATCATCTGGCACAAGAGCACATAACTTTATTATGGGTGGAGTGTATTTACCACCAAGTGCTACAGCAAAATCTGCTAGTTTTACTAAAGGTAAAAGTTTAGGACTACATAAAATGCTAGAACCTTTAGATAAAACTAATGAAGTTAATGAGTTTTTAAATTATGTTGCTGCAAAAAGAATGCAAAGAATTGCAAAAAGAAGACCTAAATTAGATAAAACATTACCTATGGATAAAGTAACTAGGCAAGAATATATAGATTTTGCAGAGTTAGATGCCTCATCTTATAAAAAAAAATATGGAAAAACATTAAATAGAAAAAATAATTTTGTTAATTTATTACAAAAATATAAAATATTTACAGATGAATTATTAGAGTATCAAGTTGCATCTGGATTAATATCTAGAGCAGATGCTACAAAAATTTTAAGAGAAAATCCTTTCTTTATACCTCTTACTAGAGAAACAGAAAAAGTAGGTTTAATAACTGCTGCAGGTAGACAAACTAGAAAAATATTAGGTATAGCTAGACCTGGTGCAGTTAAATTAGCAAAACAAAAACAAGAAGGTGATATTAATTTATATAAAAATTTATTAACATATACTTATCAAACTGTGTTAGCTGGCGATAGAAACAGAGCAAAACTATCTTTTTATAATATGATTAATAAATCAGCTAAATTAAATCCAGAAAAATATGGTAATATTGTAGAATTGGTAACTGCAAATAGGCGTGTAAGAATAGAAAATATAGCAGTTGAAAGAGTTATTAATGCATATAAAAAATCTGGTGCTAAATTTGATCCTGAAAAAGATATTGTATCTAAAGTAGGTGCAAAAAGAAAAGATCAATTAAGTAATTTAGATAGTTTAGATGTTGTAACATTTTCAAATACATTTAAAGCTAGTGATGAAGCAACATCAGAATTTGCAGATATAGTATATAGAAATGGCAAAGCAGAAATATATGAAGTTAAAGACTCTAATTTAGGAGAAGTTTTTACAGCTTTAGGTGATAAAGGTGCAGATAGAGTATCATTTGGTTTTGGTCCAAGAGGTTATTTTTCTAGGTATGCTAGATTTGCATCCAGGGCAATAACATACTCACCTCCTTTTGTAGCCTTTAACGTTCTTAGAGATACACTTGCAGGTTCTGTAAATTCTGCATTTGGTATAAGCCCGAAAGGTTTTAAACCCGTGTATTCTACAGGTAAAGGTTTTATTGATGCTATTACACAAACTCAAAACTATAAAGAGGCTTTAATAAATGGTATGGGTTATTCTTCTAGATCTGAAACAGAACAATTTATACCTAAAAATATAAAAGATTTAGTATCACAAGGCACTGTAACTACATCAAAAGTTTTAGGAGATGCTAACAATTATTATAGTAATGTTGTAAAAAAAGTTTTAACTAAAGCTGGTGGTGGTTGGAGAGGTTATAAAAAAATTGTTGAGGCTGCTGAATATGGTACTCGTATGGGTGAATATCAACTAGCTAAAGCTGCTGGATTTAGTGATATGGGTGCATCATTTTTAGGAAGAGAAGTAGCTACAGATTTTGGTATGAGAGGATCTAGTGTTACGTTAAATATGTTAAGTAGAAACACTATGTTTTTAAATGCTAGTATTCAAGGTTTGTATAGAACTGGTAGATTATTTTCTGAAAATCCTGCAAAAGCAGCATCGCTAATTGCAGCAACAGTTGTAGCACCAGAAATAACTTTGTATCATTTTAATTCACAATTTAAAGAATACTCACAAATAAATGACCAAGTAAAACAATTAAATTTTTTACTTCCTAATATAGACCATAGAGAATCTAAAATACAAAATAAACTTGTTTTAGATAAAGAAGTTCCATTTATACCTATGCCTAAACCTTATGATCTAGGTGTATTTGGTAATATAATAACAGGTCTTGTAGATGGAATGTATAAAAAAAGTGATGGTGTAGCTAAAAAATATGTTGCAGAATCTATTAGTCAAATAGTTCCTGGTATGCCAATACCCGCTGGATTTAGGCCTTTTATAGAAATGATGGCAAATAAAAATTTCTATTCAGGTTCACCAGTATTAGGTAGATATGAATTACAAAGATTAAATGAATTAAAATCTAGAGAAAGCACTAGGGAAATAGCTAAAAAGTTATCAATGTTAGCTACAAATATGACTTCATTTATAGGTGGTGAAAAAAAAGGTAGAGTTAAAGAAACTGTAATAAATCCAATAACTGTTGATTATTTATTAGGTGCATATTTTACAGGTTTAATGCAATATCCTATAGATATAATAGAAAATTTTGTACCAAGAGAAAAAATAAAAGGAGAAAAAATATCTAAAAGACCAGATGAAGCTGACTTATCAAGTTTTAAAAATGCAGCTAGTATTGTTACAAGAAGATTTCAAATTGCATCTCCTATAAAAAATTCTGAGTATCATAAACAATGGCAAAAAATTATTAATAGGGCAAAAAAATTAAAACAAATAGATACTACACAAATGGATTTAAATAGAAGAAACGAAACTTTTTTAATTGGTTTATATAATAGAACTATGGATAAATTAGCAGAAGGTTATCCAGCAGGTGTTGAAGACGAAGTTTTAGTATTTTCAGGTATTTCTGATATTTTAGTAGATGGTGAAAAATTTTTAATACAATCTAGAAAAGATAGAAATACAATACTAGCTTCTAATTTTGATGGTGAAACTAAAAGAAAACAAATAGATAATTTAATAAAAATAGAAAATTTATATTTAAAATCTGTTATAGATAATTTAGCTAGTATAGAACAACTAGATTATTTGTTTGATCAAACTTATGTAGATAGATTTAAAGAACATGGTATAATAACTGGACTTTTAACTATACCATTTTTTACAGCTGAAGATACATTTAAAAAAAATCCAAGAGAAAAATAGTGATAACTTGAATAATAATTATAATAATGACTGTACAAACTGTTAATCAACAAACTAATGCAATGATGGATTTTAGAAA